TGGAACGGTATAAAGTGACATCTGCGTCTGGCCGACACCAGCATTGATTTGCGCGTACAGGACCGTAGCAATTTTTGCCGTAATATTTCCTGCATTCAAGCCGTTGGTGACATACAAATTGTTAAGGCGAAGGAACGAGGCGGAGGTGGTTGCCGTTCCAGAACCGTTTAAAGTGACTGTTTCGGTAAGCAAATTAAAGTTTGCATCAAGGCCGTTGACTTGGATTTGCAAAGCAGCATCGGTCGCCCCAGAAGCGCTAAGAAGAACAACAACACCGGCTGTCGATGGATACGTGTATGCACCGCCCGAAAGCGTCAAGCCTTCCCACAGTGGGCCAAGGGCTGTTGAACCGATTAAAGTGCTGTAACCAAAAATCTGCACCGTCTGATGGCCCGGAATCATGCCACGGCCAATCTGAAGGTCAAACGGTTCAATCAGCCCTTGGCGGGTAATTGACGGATTAACAACACCAGATGATTGACTTGTCATGATTACTTACCTTTTTTCCGCGCTACTGCTGCATTATCAACCAAATTTGGATAAGGACGACCAGCCGCCCGTGCATGCGCTTTTGCAGTTGATTTCTGTTTTGCTGTTAAATGTTTGTGATGAGCATCTTTTTCGGCAGGATGTTCCCAAAAAGGTTTCTTTTCCATTAGCAACCCCACTTTCGTAATGCTTTGTTAACCCTGCTCTCTGGGTCATGAGCGTTATTGTGATTTGTCATTTTAGACCTCATGCCTTCCATCCTAGCACAAAATGAATGATGGCGGGGATTATGAGAATCTTTAGTTGGGGATTTTAATGTACCGCCAGTTTCAGAATGATAAGAAGCCCGCCCTTTGGCGTTTAACCCGCCAGATGGGGATTTGCCTTCAGATCTTGTCCACGCAGCAGTCATTTGAACCTCCGGAAAAAAGAAGGGGGCCGCAGCCCCCTCCGATTAGTGCATTTTCTTCAACGTCTGGGCCAGCCGGGCGCGTTTTGCGAGGGTAGGGTTCTCGCTATGCGCCGCTTTGGCTAACTTCTTGGCAGGGATTTTATCCCCTTCCGGAACGTGAAGCTGCCGGTGAAGTGCGCCGGGGTGTTTAATTGCACCCTGAATCCACTTCGTCGATCCGCCATCAGCATGAGGCTGACGGCTTACGACTCCCCCGCTTCCACCATACGGCCAGCAGGAGACTTGACCTTGTTGGCAGCAGAGAATGGACGCATTTCAGCGCCACCATGAACCGAACCACCCGACTTGCGAGCAGGACGGTCAAGACGGTGATGAGCCTTTTCGCCATGAGCATCAAGATGCTTCATGTGCATTTTATGAGCACGACCGCCACGTTTGCGCGAAGCATGTTTCTCACCGGCTTCCTTGTGCGTTGGCGAGTTGCCGCCAGCGTACACGTCCGTTGGTTCAGCGTCCTCGTCAACATGGCCTTCCTCGACCTTGCCGCCCTTGGCGTGATGCGCACGGTGCTTGGCAGAGTGCATCGAATGCTTCTTTACCATGTGATGAACACTGTGACCGTCGTGATGAGCGTGATGACCGTGGTGTTCACCATGCATTTCGTGATGTTTAGCCATAATTTACCTCTTATGCTTGTGTAACACCAAACAAGCCCGTGAACGAACTCATATTGGCTGGAAGGATGAATTGACGAATAGCAAGACGCTTGGAAGCATCTGCCGCTGACTGCAACGCATAGGTACCGCGAACGTCACCTGTGGTCGTTGTTGCAGGGCTTGTAGTAACCGCAGCAACATATCCTGTATTCGCAGTAATTGCAGCAGAGTTGTAATTAATAGCTACATCACTGAAGAAATCTGAACGAATTGGGAAACCATAGATGTCAGTTGTACCAACTGAGTAATTGTGCGCATCAGTAAATGCCGGAACTGCCGACGAAATATACTTAAATGCTTTCTTACCGTTGACGGTTGTTGCACTCGCAGGAGCCGCAATAACTTCACTCATTGGTACGCCATAAATGTCGTAGCCATTGATTGTAATATTGCCGCCCGTAGCAGAAGAAGAACCGGTAACACTTACTGCACGGGAAACCAAAGCCTGTGGATTCCACAGATAAATAGTCGATGGTGCGCCAAATGGTTGGGCAAGAGCCGTAGTTCCAGTAGCCTGTGCAGTCATCGTCGTGGAAGACGCAGCATCGTCGCCCTGAACCGTGTAAGTACCAACACCGCCGGGTGCGCCAGTAAGCTGGTTTACAATGGTTGTACCGGTGTTAACGCCCGTACCCAAAAGGGTCATCCCAATGGAGATCGTGCCCGTAAGGGCCGAAACCGTCAGAATGCTGCTGGCAATAACACCCGTAAAGGATGCAAAACCATCAACCATCAACAAACCTGTAACCGTTACGCCAGTGTTGTAGTTTGTGCAGCTATTGCTGACCGAAACACCAGTGCTGGTGGAGTTTGTCGAAACCAACGTCATCGCTGTCCCAGATACAACGTTGGCAGCAGCCGCAATGGCGGCAGTGCCTAGTGCATACGGAGCGTAGCTAATCGTTTGGCAATCCGAAGTGCCAAAACCAGCGGTAAAAGCACCAGAGGCTTGGCCGGGGATGTAGTTGAAGTTTGGGCGTGGATCAATGCGGCCTACGCCGCCCCAAAAGAGGGACGGCCCAAGGTCGGGATTGTAATCGGTTATTGTCCCAATCGTGTTTTGACCAAACGCGATATATGGGCCGGAGTTTGCTGTAATAGACATAGTCTAACTCCTTACGAGGTTGGGAATGAACCGTAAATTGAACGCCAGTTGTAATAACCAAGGCTGTAACGCTCATAGCCCTTTACAAGCAAGTTATCAGTAGTGAAGTCCACTTGCATGTCCATTTCGAATGGAATACGCTCCATGTAGACCAGACCTTTAATGTTGGTTAGCAAGAACCAAGCATAGTTAGAGGTCAAGAAATCCATAACCATGTAGCCTTCAGGCAGACCGCCACCGGTAAAGAGGATAGCGTTCGTATCGTTATCGGCAGTACCCGGGCGGAGCTGGGTCTTCGTAAGACGGATAGCAACTGGCTCCAACGATGGTGGAACAATCAATTTGCGACCGCGAGCAAAGATTTTAATGCCAGCAATATCACGGAAGTTCTGACGAATCGAAACCATTGCGTTGAGCAAGGTAGCTTCGTTCAAATCAACCTGAACCGTTGGGGTGTTTGCAATGGTCAGACCGCCATCGATAGGATGCGAGGTTGAGCAGAGCGCCACACCGTCAGCGCCAATAGAAGCATTGTAGGTTGTTGCCGTGTTAAGAACGTTGGCAGCGTAAATTTCTTTGGTCTGATGGAACGACTCAGTAAGACCAAGGTTAGTTGGCTTAAACTGGGCCTTGTAAAGGTTGTCGTCGATTGCCTTACGGGTGATGGCGTAGCCAAGCGCAATTTCGTTATGCTCTTGGTTGTACACGTAACGCTCACCAGCGGCGTTATCAAACTGAGTGTTACCACCTTCTTGCTTCAACTGAGCAAGACCAAGGTAACGCATTTCAGCGGTACGTTCCAACGCCATGTTCGATTTGGTGATTTCAAACACCTTATCGTACTGGGATGGAATCTGCGAATACTTACCTTCTACACCACGGAGGCCGGGGAGGAGAAGGTCACGAATCTGACTGAGATTAATAGCCATTTGAACTTACTCCTATTACGAGCCAGCCGTGAGGCGGAACGTCTGGTTATTGAAAGCAACGATGATGCGGTTATATGCTGAGGTCGTATCCGTGCCGTTTGCGCCCGGAGGAGCAGTTACGAGCGAAAGAATACGGAAAGCATACGTCGTTGACGTGCTGATGTTTGCTTGGTTAGCATATGCCGTAGACTGACCAGTAAGAAGTTGAAAAGCGGCTGGCGAAGCTGGGGAGTTACCGGCATAATCAATGTTGCTATTGACCTGAGCTTGAGTAACAGCAGCCGAACCCGAAGACTGCACGTTAAACGTGGCCTGTGGATCTGCAATAACGTAAGCGGTGATGGTTGTGCCGGTAGGAACAGTAATGCTTGCTGGCCAATATGGCGACCAAACAACTTTGTTAACCGACGAGTTGTAGTATTCGCAACCGACGAAAACGCCAGCTACTGCCGTGGTGCCAGCGGCACCAGCGATGATGTAACCGCCAGAAAGCTGTACGGGATCACCGGAAAAAATGTTTGAACTATAAGCAGACTGAATCTGATACGCCGACTGACCCAAAGAACCAGTGCGTCCGTCCAGAAATCCAGAAAGTACGAAACCATTAGGCGCGGTAGTATTAGCCATAGGTCGCTCCTTTTCGGTAGGATACAATCAGACAGCGCGTCCTTAAGTATCCAACGAGGGGAAGCCCACTACGGCGCGTAATGGAGTTATATTTTGTCGTATAGCACTGTATTAAAACAAGTACAATAGGAAAAGGGGGCTTTCGCCCCCTTTTTTACTGTCGTGGAATTTGCATTGGCTCGTAAGACTTCTTAACACCCGTTTGACGGCGGTCACGTTCAAATGTACCCGCTGGCGAAAGGCCAAGAGCCTTTTCTTTTTGATGCACCAATTCACGGGCCGTTGCAAGTTCGCGATTTTGAGCCATATCGGTAATTTCTTTTGGACGTTCCATAAGAATCATGCCCTTTTTACGAATTGCACCGCTATGTCCAATAGGCATCATGCTTTTATGGCGGCGTGTATCTACCGGTTCCCAACCGCCAGAACGCATTTCAATCATATGCTGGTCATCTGTCATGCCAGAAATTGATTCGCGCTTCCAGTTGTAATCCCAACCTTCTGGAATGATGCGTGGATCAATATAAAACTCATCATACATTGATGGATCAAAAGAATTATCTTCCATTTGGGCGCGAAGTTCTTCGGCGCGAAGGGCAGCTTCACGTAATCCACGGTTAACTGGTGCTACACCCAATTCTGGGGACGCTTCTTCAACTGCATTGTTCATGTTTTGTTCCATTGTTTCAATAATTGGGGTTCTTGCTGGCCGTCCCGGCCCACGTTTTGCTGTTTCTGACATTCGCTATCCTTACAACATGTTCTTTTGTTTGTAATATAGCTTGTTTTCAAGGTATTGTTCGTCAGTCATGTCTAAATCTTGAGCCATTTCACGTTCTGCTGGCGATAAAGTCATCGTTACTTGTTGACCAGAACGAAAAGTTTGCGCTGAATTGGTCCGCGATACAGGTGCAGCGGCCATAGCTTGGCGTTGGCGGACCTGAGGAACAGGTGCATTAGGCTGTTCTGAGCCATAAACCTTGCTTTCAATGTGTGCAAAGTAATCTGGAGTGTCAGGTTGAATGCCCATTGCAACACTTTCGTGGTGCGCGGCAGTCATAAGTGACGTTTTAACCGGATCAGCAAGCACATCGCGATGCGAACGCAACCAAGATTGTGATGTTGGGCTTTGAACCGCTTGAATTTGCGCTTCAATCGGGTCAAGTTGCTGTTGTTCAATGCGCGGAGCAGGTTGACGGCGCTGCTGTTCAAGCATTTGACGCTCATACGTCAGTTTTTCCTCAACAGCTTCCTTGCCTTGAGCCAATTGCATCAAACGTGATTCAGTTTGAGCCATTTGTCGTTGTATTTTAGCGGCTCTTGAGTAATCACCTTCCGCCAAAGTGCTTGCATAATCGCGTTCAAGCATTTCTGCATCGCGTTCAAAGCTGGCAATTGCATTAACAAAGGCTGTTAATTGATTGTCCTGTGCCTGAACTTGATATGTCTTAACATCCTGTTGCGCTCTACGTGCATTTTGTTCCGCCTCAATGCGTTGGCGGCGGTTTTCGTCAGCTTCACGTTGCTTTTCACCCAACTGACGGCGCAAAAGATCAACGCCATCATCTTGTTTTTGTACTTCTACCACCGGCTCTGGTGTTTTTGCTGCATTGCCAAGATCAAAATCCGCCACTTCAGGCACATTTGGAACGGTTACAGTAACATTTGCTGCTTCAAAATTTGACATTTATACCCCCTTAGAATGCCATGTCTGGTTCAGGAATTGTCATTTTAATCTGCGTGTCCTGAATAACGTGACACAGCACACCATTAATGTTCAATTTCCAACCATCCGATGAACGAAGAACAATCCATTCGCCTTCTTCAATATCCTGCCCAGCGAATGAAGTTTTGTCGTCATCTTGAAACGCAATTGGACCTTTTTTCAAAACAAGAACTACCTTGCCCTGATATTCGTCTTCTTTGCGGATGCCATCTGATAGGTAAAGGCCTGAGGCCGTCTTTTCTGGCCGTTTATAAACGGCGCAAAGGATATTGTTGTGATACACTTTCAACTTGGAAAGGTCGCCAACAGCGTTTCTTAGCTCCTCTGCGGGGTTTACCGCATGAAGCATTTTCATAGTAGCAGTTTTCATCGTTATCTCGCTTTTCTATCAATGCCGACAATGTCTTCCATTGTCTCTTTCGCCCAGATAAGTGCGTCGGATAGTCCTTTTAGATACCCAACACGGTTTTTGTATTCCTCGTAGTTTGCTGCAAAACCATGAAGAATGCTCTCTTCGTGGTTTTGCTTTTCTTCTTCAATGCGCTCCTTCAATTTGCGGTAAAGGAGCAGGTCAAGTCCTGCCATAGAACTCCTTATTCAGTTCCGTCTGCTGTAGGCCATTTACGTTTTTCCAAACGACCAAGGCCAGATCCGGAACCATAATCCTTCTCTTGGTATTTTGGCATTTTAGTATCTACGCGACCGCCAGTTTTGCGGCCCATAGGTGGTCCACCTGCGCCGCCACGGGCAGCAAGTGCTGCCATAAGCTGCGGAGGAAGCTGAGGTGCGCCACCGGGAGCGCCACCCGGAGGCATACCCTGAGGAGGCATACCTTGTGGCGGCATCTGAAGGGGCATAGGAGGCATTTGTGGAGGAACAGGCGGCATGCCCATCCCTACACCAGCACCCAGTGGCCCCTGCTGTCCCGACTGCGGAGAAATGATAATGTTAACGTTGGTTTTGCCTTTCGCGCGACCGCCGGAAGCGCGGTGAGGACGTGCTTTTGTTTCACCGCCCCAACACTTTTCAGCGCGGCCACCACGTTTTAACCCGCTTGATGTTAATGACGCATTTTCTTTATCCATATCATTTTTCATGTTTTCATGGTAATTACGCATAAATGCACCATGAGAATCCATGCGGCGAGAACGGCCATAATCGCCAAAATTATCAATACCTTCCATGGAATTGCGAGATTCGCGCTTTTTGTGTAATTCCCTCAAACGCTGGTTATCCAGAATAGGTTGAGCGCCACCAGCCGCACGTTTAGCGCGGCCACCTTCAGCTTTAAATGCTTTTGGCTTAAGGATTTTATGCATTAACTTTTTATCTTCTGCTTCATCCGGGTGCGAATGAGTGCGGCCACCCTTTTTCATTGGGGCCAATACGCCAATAGAAGCTTTAATATCCCGTGGAACTCCAAAACCTTTGGGAGGCGTCGTAGAGAGGCCTTCTTTCTTTTTGCGGGCAATCATTGCGCCAATTACTTTTTTGCGCTGAGCAGGTGTTGCTCCAATTAGGCCACCACTAGCATAGTCTGCATCAAGGCGATTTGGGTCGTTAGGATGCTCTTGGGCGTGCAAGGCAGCTTGCTGATTTTTGGTTAATTTGTATGGATATGGATTGTAATCTTCTTCATCGCGGCGAGGAGGAACTGGAACAGGCATGTTCGCACCGCCGCCAGCTTTTTTAGTGCGAGCAGATTTGCCAAGGTTCTTGTAAACCCTTTCGCCTTCTGCGTGAACTGACTTGCCAACCTTACCGCCACGTTTAAAACGCGATGGGGTAACAGGAAATTTGCCAGCATTGCCGCTATTCAACCCTTCAAAAGGGGAACCGCCGCGTTCATCCGTAAAAGACTTGCTGCCATCTTCTAACTTTAAACCCATGCGCTGCATTTTTGCAGCTGATGCGGCTTTTGCTTCTTTTTTGTGATCGCTCATTTTAGACTCCTGCTGCGTCCAGCATTAAACATTCGGGTTGTTAACTAACCCATGAATTTCAGGTTTAATAAACTGTTCCGCCAAAGAAGCACTCTCCGGATGAACTGCAATTTCACGCGCCAGTTGCAACATGGCAATACGTTCTTTGCTTTCTCTATCAGCCACGTCATTCTGAGCGTCAGAAACGGCGTGAGCTTCTTTTACTTTAACTTCTTCCATTTTTGCTTGCGAGTCAATCATTTTTGCTTGCGCCATCATCATCATTGGGTCTGGTGGCGGTGGTCCGGGAGGGGCCGGAGGAACAAATAGATCGCCAGCGTCTTCAATACCCATCATAGTTAATACCCGCTCATCGACCTTTTTGGCGTCATAAAGCGTTGGGTTTCCCTGCTGCAATTGCTTAATTGCCATTGCTTTTTGAATGCGCACTGCATGCGAAGGTGTATTGGGGTCGGCGACAGGAACAAGATTTACGTTGTTTAAAGCAGCAACAAGGGTTTCAGAAGTCCATTGATAAGACGGATATTTATTGTTTTCCCAAAATGCTTCCGGGCATTCTTTAAACAATTCCGCCAGCAATTGAAATTCGCGTGCTTGAGCTGCATGCATGCGTTTGTGAACAGCAGAAATGACTTTTTGGGCCTGTTCAATCAAAGCAATGGTTGTACCTACCGGAGCTTCAGCATTGCCCTCACCGACGTTTGTTTCGGTCGTGGAGGCCATGCGCTGGCCGCTTGTTTCAATCAATTGAAGCAATTGAAGAAACTGGCCGTCTACACTGCGGTAAGGCAATGGCATAATAGCTGACTGAATTGGTCCGCCATTAGTATCAATAGGCATACCGCCACCGGGAGGAACGCGAAATTCGTTGGTATTTTGCCGACCAGCTTGTTTTGCATACAAAAAGCCCGGGAAGTTAGCAAACATCCCGTTATCAATGCACAACCGCCAGCCAGCAGTTAGCGCCATCGTTGTATTGCCCACCAGATGAAGCAAACCCAAACCATAGAAACCAAAGCCGGGAACAAAAATATAGTCAACAAACACCTGCCGACGCAGGAACTGATCATCATCTTCTTTCCACCATCTCCGAATTTCTAAAATTTCCGACGAACTTTTATCAAGGGTTACGCGATACGGAAGCTGAAGTCCCGTTGGACCTTCATCATCTTCATGCTCGTAACCCGGGATATCCAATTCGCAATAGCACTCATAAATCTCGCGAGGAGAATTATCTGTATTGGTCATATTACGAGGAATAATGCCCTGAAGGCTTTCAATCTTCTCTTCAACCACGTTGTTTTTAGGCGGTTCAGCATGTGCCAACGGCACATTGCGGTACATTCCAACCAATTGCAGCCGTTTGAGGGTGCTTGGGGGCATTTTAATGACATGGGTGATTCGTTGCGCTGTAGCTACAGTTGTCTCAGCATTGGAAACAATGATTTCCGGGATGCTGACAAACTCCGACACTGGACGGCGGCGAATTGGGCAATAGTAAATCTTTTTAAACGTAGTACCGCCAAACCCTAAAGCGAAGAACATTCGCTCTGTGTCTGGATAGTATTCTGACGCGGTAACCGTTAGATAATGGTTAAAATCTTTTTCTAAAGCTTCAGCTTGAGCACCAATATTTGCGCTATCTAACCCATCATTACGAATCTTTACTGGACCGCTAGATGGCAATAACTCGCCACGAGCGTTGGCTTGGAACCGAACAATTGATTCTAAAAGCAATGGATGACGAACAGTAGCTTGGCCCTCAACAGCCGTAGAGCCATCCGTTGAATTGCTACGTGGCGATTCAATTTTAGTACCAAGTAAATCAAGGCCCATAACGTATTGTTGAAGTAATTCTTGACGAGATTCGTTGTCTTGTTCAATTAAACGTTTTAATTCGTTTGAAATTTGCCCAAGTGTACTATTGTCAATATGAAGAGCTAAATTTTCATGGAAATCTTCATCTCCATTTTGTTCAGAATTTTGTTGGCCACCAAAAGAAATAGTTACTGAACCATCTGGAAGTTCAACTTTAACGTATGGAGACTTAGGATTAACTTTAACTTCGGCATCGCCTTCAGCTGTCATATCCATATCAAATTGGTCAAATTCGTCGGGACGGTTTCCCAAAACGGGAATTTGACGCATGTTCATAGGGGCTAATGGCATGGCTTACACCGGGTACAATTGCGAATTTCGACTTGACTTGTATAGCATACCTTCAGTCTTCTCCGCTACTATTTCTATAGGTTTTTGTGCAAAACCAATAAGACGAAGATGAGTTAAAGCTTGTGTCATACTATCTACCAAGTCATCATGTTTAGCTTTTGGGAAAGCTTCGGTTTGACTAATGACCATTTCCGCCCACTCAAAATCAGGCGCGTAAATCATTCCTTCGGAAAATAAATGCTGGATAGCGTAGGCACGAGCTACTTTATCTCCCCGGCCCGGGTCCACTAATTGGATGCCCCAACTTTCACGGGCAAAGTGCGTCCGAAGTTCTTGAGCTACAGAAATACCTGCCGCCTTAGATTCGATAAGAAGTTTATCAATCTTGAATAAATTGCATTCTTTGATGACTTTTAGCACTAACTTGGGAAATTCTAACCGTTCCTGCCAAGCGTGTACCAGCATAATGCGGCGGTTTCCGTTTCTGTCGGACCATACGCCCCAAATCGTCATAGCACTATAATCGTTTTCTTGCTTTGTCGTGTATGCAGTATCAAGTGACGCAATAACGTATTCAAACGGAGGGAATACCGTTTTAGGCAATCCTTCTGCGCCAGAAACTGATTCGTCCCATAAGATCCACCAATCCCGTTTAATGATACCACCGCCCTTAGGCCGTGGACGTTGCTGTAACTGCCCAGCCGCCGCAAACGGCCCAAGAGCTGCTTCAAGAGAAGCTACTTCGGGCTCACCAAATCGTTCTGGAACAAGAAGTTCACCTTCTGTTCTGTCATCGACAAACCATTTAGTAATGCATTGGCGGTCTGATTCGTACCGCATTGGCAAACAAAGATGCGTCCATTCTCCCCGGTCTTTAGATAAAACATGGCCGGTCAAGTCTGATTCGTGCAACCGCTGCATAATAACGATGTATGCTCCCGTCTTGGGATCATTGAGACGAGTTGACATGGACTGGTCCCACCAATCCAACGTTCCTTGGCGGACAAGATCTGATTCTACTTCATTAGCGTTGTGGGGATCGTCAACCACAATAATAGATCCGCCTTCACCAGTCAGTGCGCCATCAACCGATGTTGCAAGCCTGTACCCGCCTTTATCATTGTCAAATCGGATCTTTGTATTTTGGTCCGACACAATTTTCATGCTCCTCCCCCAGTAGTTCTGGTAATAAGGAGATTCAATTAAACGTCGGGTCTTAATGCTATCACGAATAGAAAGTGATTGAGCGTAAGAAGCAAATAAAAATTGAACGTGTGGACCCGATAACGGGCCATACTCAGATTGCGCCCACGTCCATGCTGGAAAGCAAACGGACACCATAGAGGACTTTGAGGTACGTGGAGGAACGTTGATAACTAAACGTCGAATTTCGCCCCGTGTTACCGCCTGTAAATGCTCTGCAATGGCTTCTAAGTGCCAGCCATACTTGTATGGATTAGGGTCAATGTACTTCCACGCGCCCTCCACAAAAGAAACCATGTCTTCTTCGTAATCCAAACGCTCTAGCTCACGTAAGGCTTCTTCTGGGTATTGTTTGATAGCGTGCTCAATGTTAGCCGCCCGGAACTCAAGTTTCTCATTCATACTCTTCTACCTCCCCCTCAATAACAAGGGGTGGCGCGGCCATTTTTTGAAGAAGGGTCTCACGAAGAGCCGCCCTTTCTTCAAAAGATAAGCTACCAAAATCAAATACAATGCTTGGTCTGCTGTCTTTAGCCTCTTCTTTTTCCCGCCAACCCATGCGGGATTTAGCAATAAACATGGCTGCTGGCATGGCTGCTGGGGTATCTTTCATGGCCTGTTGATAGATATTTTCAACAACTAAAGCATCCGCCAGTTCTTTGCCGCATTTCAATTCATGCTTATAAGTGTTTTTAAGATGCGTTGTGCTAACACCGATAATATCAGCAATCTCCGGGATGGTTTTGCCCTGTTTAGCAAGCCCCATAATGGCTTTTCTGACCAATTCCGTGTCATCGATCTTGTGCTTACGCACCTTATCGTCTTTGCCTTTACGGTTGTCATAAGTTGTTTTAGTCATAGAAACCTCTCGCTTTTGTACTCTATATATACTATTAGTTGATAGCTTAGCAAGTGCTAGAGAGGATTACAAAATGGCTGATAAGTTTTGTGCTGACTGCAAATGGGTTACTTTTAATGGAAACCACAAATATAACTGTTTAAACCCGCTAAATGATGACTTGTATGATTGGTTTAATGCTTCTTCCGGAGATGTTGTTCGTGACATTCGCCGCGCATCTGTAACATATGAACTTAATACGTGTGCAGAATTTCTCCCTCAAAAGAAATCTTCACTGTCATCAAAGTGATCAAGATAAGGTATAATGGTATGTCGTTAACAATCGAGGAGTTCCTTATGGGCCTAGTAGCAGAATCAATAACTTATGAGTTCACGTTTGGGGCAATCCCAAACCTCACCATTACCACTGACTCTTTTAATGTAGGGAATGATAACATGACTTGGAACTATCGCGTTGTTTTGGAACCAAAAGAAAGCGACGACAGCTTGTTCTCTGAAGATAACTTTTCAATTCGTGAGGTGTTTTACGATGAGAATGGTGAAATTAACTTCTGGTCTGACGAAGCAGCCGCCCCCTTTGGCGTTACTTTTCAGGAAGTTGCTGATGACTTTGATCTAATGGCTGAAGCTTTTAAACTTCCCGTCCTCACCCTTGTGGTGGACGAGGACGGAGAAGAGTCGCTTATCGAATCAGGTGAAACGTTTGAATACGAGTATCCAGACACTAAAGAAGTAGAAAAAGAATAATCTCCCCCTTCTCTATCAAAATACGTGGTCGCCTCTAAATACGGGGCGGCCACCCACCATCTCGCATAACTCAGGCGGCAGCATCCGCCCTTCACCATCGAAGGTAACAACTGCAAAACCCTGCTGAGACCGTGAGGGAGATCCCTCTGCGTACTCAAACTGCGGACCAAACGGGTCTGCTAGGGTTCCGGTTTCCACACCCCACCTAGAACCATTTCTGTCCCGCATAGCAGTGATTTGCAATTGGTGGGTATGTCCGGTGATTATGTTAACGCCTGAGTGAAGAGCGTTATTCCACCCCGCATGGATGCCGCCACGAAAACGGTGTCGTACTTCGGTTCCGTTGATGTCAAAGGCATAAGAAAACTTCCAATCTTTGAAATGGTCCGCCAAGGACATAATGTACCCATCCATTTCATTAGCGTTAGCTGCAACATAGTTATCAACTCGCGCATCATGATTCCCCATCGTCCATAGTTTGTATTTGGCGTTAGGAAGCATCCGAAGCCATTTTTTGGCTGTGTCAATCTCAACTTCAATTTTAGGAGCTTTAGATCCACGGACAGCAGGGTGTCGGCTGATTCGGGCTCCATCAATAACATCACCATTCATAATGATGCCGTCTACTTTAAGTGCCTTGCTTACCTTAACAAATGCTTTGTAAATTAGAGTAGGTTCTCCAGACCACACATGAAGATCAGATCCAATGATCCACCGGGTTCCGGGGGCTTCCATCGTAACCATTCGTGGGTAAGTCCATACTTGCTGGTTATATGCCGCTTCTGGTATGCCTTCTGGAAATCGTTCTTGTGCTGTGAATAGGCGGTGTTGGAACGTTTGTCTTGGAACACCAATTGATTTCGCTGCTTGTGCTAAGTTTTTTCCGGTAGACTCATAAACTCGTAATGTGTCCATCATAACTTCGATTGACATTTTATGGGTAGCCATGCCGCTCTCCTGTTGTGGTTTCCATATAATGCATTGAAACCATGTCGTTTTTATTATCATTATTGTAATGGGTTTACAACTGTTTAGATAATAGCTATATTAAAACAATCAGAGTGTAGCGCAGTCTGGTAGCGCACTTGTCTTGGGTACAAGGGGTCGTGGGTTCAAATCCTACCACTTTGACCACTATTTCAACGCCATATCCACGGGTATGGTCCCCATCTTTTTCGAAAGGTGGAATTAGTTGGCCTTGCTGCCTTGTGTTCGCGGCTTGGTTGTGCGGCTGATACGTCCGTTTGTACAGGACACAATGCTGCGGTACTGTACGGGGGTGCCGCCTAAGACAAAGGTGATGGTGTGTTAGCCAGCCTTAGCCCGTACCAAACAAGCTAGCCGTGGATGTATCGGTGGCATGTAATAAGAAGGGAAGTAAGGTTGATTGCCTTGCTTCCTTTTTTATATGGGGGGGTCCCAAAAAGGGGTGGGGGGATAAGTAAATGTTAGAAATGAGAAGTAGTGTAGTACATGTTATTTTTGAGAAGTAGTGAAAAAGTTATTTAGTTTTTGAGGGGTGGGGGGTCCCTGTCCTGATGGGGGGGAGGCAAGAAAAGGGGGGTCTGGGGGTTGCCAATAGGCCTAGCCCTACACAAGACTCAATCACGCCCCCCCTATCCCTTATGGCGGCATGCATGGCGTGCCATGCACCGCGCAAGAAAAAGGGAAGCGCTAGGCTTCCCCTTCCTTCCAGTCCTATGTGAGGCGGCTTATCGCGCCTTATCATTTAGCAATGCTATTTGATTGACCGTTTGCATTATCCAACCGCCTTGTAAATCTAGGCGCGTTTCGTTCCACGCGCTCAATGCTTCTAACGCCTCAATACGGGCGGCTAGCGCGGCATTCAAAGCTTGGCTAGCTATCAGCTCGGCGGAAAGCGCCTCGAGCGCCAATGATATCTCTCTCATTATGTCTCTCCCCATTGCAAGCGCCTCACAAGCAAGAGCGCTCACACCATAAAGCATGAGCGCTCACTACTTGTCAATAGTGCAATCTAATGACTCACTAAGTGCTAAAAGTGCGATTCACTGGCACTAAGTAGATATCAAAAATGGCAAGTACTGAAATGCCAGTAAATGCCATAAGTGATATCTACTAGGCGTGTATCGCGTGACGCTCCGCTATTTGCCATAGATCAGCGTTAAGCTCTACGTTTCGCCCTACACCCTTAATGGCGCGAACGGAGCGATATCCAATCCTGCCGGTGTCTAAGCGCTTGTAAGAACCTAGCCCGCCTTTGATCAAGTTCTCTTGTACGACGTTGAATGTTCGCCATAGGTCACACCCTACATCATCTTGACGCCTTGGTGTGAGAAGCTTGCGAGGATCAATAGGGTGGTCATCCGTGTTATTGCCATAGCGCGCATGCAAGGCGGCTTCCGCAAAGCCTAAGCGCTCTCCATCCGTCATCATGATATGTGACCATTGTTGAACGCCTAGCAGGGCTTTATTGCTTTGCTCAATCACCTTGTAGGAAGCCTCGATGATCTTCTGCTCTAAGCCGCCTCTATGCGCTAGGCTGATCTTTGCATAGGTTTCGGAAGCCGCCACAATCCCGTTTGAGCATACCATACGGAACATTCCCGACCACAATTGCAGTCCCGTTGTCCCGTCATGTGAATTGATTACCACAATCTCCGGCACGCTGTCGCCTTGATAGCCTAGGCTTTCATGGCGGAAACGTACCATATGTTTCTGGAAGCCTTGCTTATCAGCTTTACGTGTCTTTGTTTCATATGCCCTTACCGGAACAAAGTCGGCTTGTGTTAACAAATCGATTACATGCGTTGTTGGAATATGCGCGTACTTCTCCGAACGGCTATCGTGTTTTGTTGTTTGTCCTACTGAATAAGGCATATTTACTAAATCTAACATTGTCTTTTCTCCGCTGTGGTTGGACGCCTCTCTCCGGCGTATTTAGACACTATCAACATTCCGTTGACAACGCAATCCCCTTTTTTACTCTCTCTCTATCTTTTTTCACCTAAGCATTGCGGCTTCTCAAGTACGTCTCACATTCGCATTGTACTAGCGCAATCTTTTTTATCTGTTCCCTATCTGTTCTTATTGACTCTTTCCAGTAAATCTCATAAATAACATTTACTGAAACGCGAAAGGGAGAGTTTCGCAATGATTGACATCCGATTCCGTCGCTTCTTATCTATGGACAATCCGAAAGCTATTAAAGCGCAGGCTTATGGCTATCTAAATGCAATTAACTATATGGCACCACACACTAGCGCTGGTGTTGGGGACCTATGCGGCAAAGCTTCCGCTGGATGTATTGCTTTATGCTTAGGTGAGCACTCAGGACAAGCCGCCATGTCCGAAGTGGTTCGGGATAGTCGGAAACGCAAAGCCGCCTACTTTATGCGCGAGCGTAAAGCGTTCATGGCGGAATTTGTTTACCATATCGAACGCGCACAAGCGGAAGCCCATAAAGCCGGTTTAAAGCTTGTTATCCGTCCTAACGGTTCGACCGATTTACCTTTTGAAGCAATCGCATGCGAGCGAAACGGCCAAGCTTTCCGAAATCTTATGGAAGCGTTCCCCAATATCCAATTTGTCGATTACACAAAACACGCAAAGCGTTTTAAAAAAGCGCTTCCTTCCAATTATCATCTTACTTTCTCACGGTCGGAAGTAAATGAGGCGGAAAGTGTTGCTCTATTGGAAAGCGGGTTCAGCGTCGCAGCCGTATTCAAAGGCGGCTTGCCTGATACCTATCTATCCTTTCCGGTTATCAATGGCGATGATCATGATTTGCGCCATCTTGATCCGAAAGGCGTATTCATTGGCCTATCGCCGAAAGGAAGCCGCGCAAAGCGTGACACTTCCGGTTTCGTCATCCAATTGTAAGGGGTACCCCATGAATTGGGTGATTTATAACGTTTATAAACCGGAACTATTATGGTCAAACGGTTCTGGTTGGACTGAAACAGAATTTGACGTTTTCGACGATATCGAACGTCGAAACCTTAACCTACCAATGGGGGGCGCTTGGAAAAGCGCTTCCTTTTCATAACCGGTTAAAAGGTGAAACCATGAGAAAAGCAATTGCAGCTAATTCATCAGTTAAAAGTAACCGAACGCACGGAGGAATGCGACTAATGAATAACTATGCAAATACGGTTCAAACCGCTATTGCGGAGGGGCGATACGCGTTTCGGGTAGGGGAAACCGAACAGGATAACCCTTACCCGCCAGACCACGCATATTGGGTAGTATGGCTCGAAGGTTGGCGTGCAGCTTATACCCAATACAACGGAAAACCAACCTTAAAATTGGAGAAAAACCAT